TCAGTTGAGTGGCGGGGTTGAATCCCAAGCCTTGGGCCTGGGTTGTAATGCGCTGTCGTATTGCACAATAGGTTCGGGGTGGGAGGAAAGGAAGGAAGACTTCGCGAGTTCACACGATATCTCATTTTTCCAAGAGTTTTGGATACGCCTTAGGGCGTAAGAGAATCTCCGTTTGCGCAAGGCGTGACGGATGGTATTCTCCCCAAGACGACTACGGAGAGTGAGTGTGATCTCGGAAGCCTCCCTAGCGCGAATGAGGGCGTCAAACGCACCAATGGCTCCGCCCTCTTGACCACACAGTGCTTTCATGACACTCCGGCGATAACGCTGAGTGCCTTGATAAGCTTTGGTCTTAAGGGGCTCCGGAGCCCTGGTCGCGGCCCCTTGCCGATAGCGGTATTGAAACTCGAGTTCCGTCTGACTTTCAGTCAGGAGGTCTCGCGCCGAAATACCGCTTCCTTTGACAAGGGGTGCCGTCCTCAGTACTTCTCTCAGATTCTGCAACTGCGGCGACTTCGAAAACTTCGAAGACGCAGCGGGTGCGCCGAATCGCAGGTAGCTCAGCACCGTAAGGTGGTCGGCTGGTCTTAGACCGCCGCCGCCGAATCTCACGAGCCCTGGCAGATTCTTATCCGGAGAAGTGCGAAAGTTGGTGCGACGTATCGCGTCACGAATAGGTTTGCGACCCGTGGGTCGCATCTCTGCTCTGATGCCTTTATGTTCACCAATCTTCTTCGCGCCAACTGCCTCACCAATTCGTACCCTCGGCCATATGCGGACATTGTCATCATCGACGCGTTCCGCGAATCTTTCGCAGAACACGCCGTGACGACCCCGATAGGATTTCTCTCTATTAGATTGAAGTCCCATTCGGGCGATTGCTGCTTCGTAGCGATCGCACATGTCCTTCGGCCAGAGTCCGAATAAGTCGTCTCCGCAGACTTTAAAGGAGCCTTCAGTTGCCCCAGCCTGGTCCGCGCAAAATGCGTTGACCAGTGCGAGCACGAACCAACCCGGTCCGAGCCCCATAAGGGCTCCGCACGCGGTTTCGCGCTCTTCGCCCTCAAAAGAAATCTTATGAGGCGCGATCACGGCAGCTTGGGCCTGATCCCACCAGCTCGGTTTAGGTACGTACTTGAAGAATTCTTCAAAGACGAACTGGCTGAGCTTGATGGAGATCGGGTCCGTTGACTTCGATAAGTCTGCAGAGTATGCTATCGAGCCAGGCCCGGCACTTTCTACCCAGATATCTCGCG